TTATTGGTCAGGAGATCATGAAAGTGGAACTGCACCTGTATTTGAACCTGAATTTCCAAACATAACTAACATAAGGGACTGGTATGTAAAAAAGGGAATACTTACAACAAAATCCAAATGGAGAGATGGTAAAGAAACATACCATAATGCTGATGCGTATTTAAAATTAAAAAACAATAGACAAAGAGCAAATTTTATAGACAATGCAGTATTTCTTATTGGATTGGCTATTTTTGAAAAAAGTGGTGGAGGAATATGGAAAAATGTATATGGTCTAGATATAAGATCAAGTGCTAAAAATGCTAGAATGAAGAGAATTAAGAATAGAGGTGTTGATACAAGAACTGATGCTGTTGAAAGAAGACAGTTTAAAGATCAAAATATAAAAGACGCACAGTATCTTACACGTAGACTTCGTAAGATGGATAATAGGAACCAAGATACAAGAAAAAGACGACGATAATCTTAATTAGTCAGTATTCATATATTAGTTTATGGGTAGTTCCACAATGTATGATACAGCACAGGATCTGAAAGACCTTATTAAGGATAATTGGACTTTGGCATCACAGCCACAGGTATCCTTTAAATGGGAAGAAAGAACGACTGGATTTATGGACGATAGGAAAGACATGGTATTGCTTTCACCTACTAATGAGAACCCACAATATTTTGGTTTATATGGTCAAGACTTCTTTCATGAGATATATTGTAATATTGACATAACCACATTTCAAAACATAGAGCATAATCAGGACATAGTAGATGAAATATTCCGAATAGTTAAAGCCAATATAAGAGGAATTAAGTATGTTGATCTCATGTTGATGTCTTCATCACACAATAATGATTTATATAGGAACATTTACAATCATTCTATCACCGTAAGGTTCAGAAAAATCAATCCATAATATTTATAAGGTAATAGTTTAAATAAAAGCATGGTTAGAACTGGTGCTCATGTATATGTAAAATACGGTTGGGAAGGAGCAACATTAGGTACTTTAGCATCAGGTGCAGCAGTAGATAAGAAATTTGGACTTCAAGACAAAGTATCAAGTCTTACATTAACCCATAACAAAATGAATTTAAACAAACTTAATCAGAATACAGTAGACAAATTTGCATACGGTCAACAACAAGGAACTGCTTCAATGTCATTCACACTTTCAAATCCGTGGATATTTGGTACAGTTCTAGGAGCACCACCATCACCTGCATCAAGTGGAGGAAATTATACTTACACTTATTCAAGTTCTGCAATGTCAAAAGATGCTAGAACAATTCAAATGATACTAGGTTTCGATGCAACATCAGGTGGAAACATATTTAGAACATTAAAAGGTGGAATTGTAGGATCATTGGCAATTAATGCAGCAGTAGGAGGATTAGTAGATTGCAGTGCAGATGTTACTTATGGTTTAGAATCAGCACCAACAACATCAGGTTCATTATCACCACCAACAAAACCGTCACAAGAATTCCCATACACTTTCGCTCATGCTGAATTAATGTTTGGTGGAGTTGAAGTAGTTCAATGTCAAGATGCAAGTATTAATATTTCACAAAACGCAGAGTTACTTTATGCTTTAGATACCCATTCAGCAGTAGCAGCATTTAAAAGAGTATTGGACATTACTGGTGCCTTCAAAGCATCATGGATAGACAAAACACTATTAGATAAATTAATTGCACAACTAACAAAAGACGGTTCAGGTGAGACAGTTGGAGGAGGAGCAACAGAATTTAGATTAACATTTGAAAAATCTGCTACTGAAAGTATAATAATAACATTAACAGGTTTGGCAATAAATGACTTAGGAATATCAGGTCTTGAACCAGTAGAACCAGTGTTCCAAGACATTACATGGACAGCAAAGACAATCAGTATAGCAGCAATAACAAACTCATCAGCAGAACAATAACACTTTAATATAACAAATTTTTATAAAATATATGATAAAGACATTTACAATAGATTATGAAGGTGCCAAAGAAACAGTACAGTATGAAGATGATATTACATTTGGAGAGTTAGAAGGAATATTAAATCAGTGTTTAGATGTAACACAGATACAAGATCCTAAAGTTAATTTACCACTTTATAGAGAGTTAATATTAACAACAGTTCTTAGAAAAGCCCCTTTTGAAGTTAGAGATGTGGCAGCAATTAAAAACCTTCCATCAAGCGTAGCCAAAAAGATCATGAAGGAGGTCATGAAAGACTACCCTTTAGCGAAATATTTGGAAGAGTGGGTGGAGACTTTCGTGGGACAGGAATTACAAGAACAGCAGGTACAGTCTACTACTTCTTCGCAAGGGAATTCCATTGGACGAAAGACCAAGTCGATTCCCAAAGCATAGGCTATATTAATATAATTATTGCTGAATACCAAGACGAGCAGCGTAGAGAACGTCTTAAGATGTAGAATTATGTTAAATTTATATAATTGATATACTGATATATATTATGGCAGCAGCTTATAATAAACAAGACCATGATGATTATATAAAGAATGAGCAGGCATTTTTTGAATGGAAACAGAAAATTTATCAAATAAATCGTAAGTTAAATCAAGAACAAGACCATCAAATGAAACAGCAAAGACGTATGCAAATGGTTATGACTAGATCACTTGGAGGAGGGGGTTTGCTTGGACAAGGAATGAGTATGATTCAGAACCTCGCATCATTAAAACAACAGAATTATCAAGTATTAAAACAGTTAAAGGAAAAGGAAAAAACAGAAATTTTAACAAGACCAGAAGCAATGAAAAGAAACATGCTTGCAGGCAATACAACAAGCAATAATGTTTTTGAAAAATTAGACAAGACATTTGACAAATTTTTTGGTGGTAATTCCAAGTGGAACAAGATGTTTGGTGGTCAAGGAAAAATGGCAGCAACAGGTATAGGATTAGGTGCAGCGGCAGGAGGACTAGCTTTAGGTAAAGCAATAATAGACTCTTCACCACTCTTACAATCTATGTTAAAATTAATGAAGTTTGGATTTATGCTTATACTAAAACCAATAGGTGACTTTTTCGGTATGCTTATGCGACCAATTATGATATTGATGTTAAGAAAGTTTATCATACCGTTCTATCAGTCAGCATATCCTTGGTTTGCTAAAACAGGTATGAAACTTGGTGAAGATATTTCAAAACTTCTTGATCATTTTACTAACCCTGAGTTTTGGACATCATTTGGAATTGCAGTTACAGCAGGTTTAGCAGGAACAGCATGGGTAGCAAAGGCATTTACAGCCAAATTCTTTTTTACCCCACTGGCAGCAGCGGTTGCTAAAGCAATGGGAGTAGTTCCAAAAGTTCCAGTTCCAACAATAACACCTGCACCAACACCTACAAACCCACCAAAAGGAACAAATCCAACTAAAAATATACAACCAAAAGTATCTACTAATCCTACAGCTAACTTAAAATTCCAAGGTAATCAAATAAATAATCCAAGTGCTGTAACCACTAAAAATCCAGCAGTTCCAAGATCAAATATAAGTAGTGGTATAGCATCAACTTACAGCAAAAACCCTGCTGTAAGAAATGTTCAAAAATTCTTTGACAGAATTCAAGACATTTGGAAAAGGAAACCTGATATGAGTGTAAATAATATTAAGAGTCAAATAAGCAGTTTCATGTCAAAACAAAAGGGAAACGTAGGTGGGGTAATGAACAACATAAAAGCTGCTGCATCATCAGGTCAATTCTTGAGTAAACTTGGTAATTTAGGAAAGAATATTCTAAGTGGCAGAGGTGCAGGACTTTGGGGTGCTCTTGAACCATTAATGTATACAATGTTTCCAAACATGGATCAGTCTAAATGGCAACAACCAGATGAGAATGGTGATTTTCCAATGGCACGGGGTGGAATGATAAATGAACGAGTTGATGGTATAGGTAGGACATCAGGTAAAAGTTATACGATTGGAGAGGCAGGCAGTGAGATGGTAATTCCTATGTCTAAGATGGGACAAATGGGTGGTGGCGGAAGCACAACAGTCAACATAAACATTTCAAACATGTCAGGTGATGCGAATGACTTAAATAAACTAAGAAGTACTATACTAGAAGTGATGCAAACAGTCAACGTGAACAGGGGTAGATAGACATGGCTTATCAAGTATTCTTATTTAAAAATGATTTAATATGTTATGAGTTTGAAACATTTAACAGTATAAGTATAAACAAACAAACTCCTGTGTCACCAATGCCGTTACCAGAGGAAGACTCCGAAGAAAACGTATTGATGAAGATTGAGGGTAACACCACTACCATGAGTCTAAATTGGACTTTGACCAATGCAAGTACTTCCATAGCCAAATGTAGTTATGGTCAAATTGCATACGTTCCTAGTATGAAAAAATATGTAAAATTAAATATTCAAACAGATCTATCAGGAGTTTTTGATCAAGTTTCATATATAGAACACGATTTAGCACCTAACTCATTAAATGATTTTTATTCATTATATATACTTGATTCTGATGTAGTTACTAAGGCTGACGCAATGATATATACTAAAGTAGGATTGATACAAGACTTTTCATTTAATACTGATGCTAGTAGTCCTGTTAACTGGCAAGCAACAATGAATTTCATTGAAGGTGCTGTGGTAACTTCAATGAGTGAAAATTCACATCAGCCACCTACAATGCTTGCTACTCCTGCCTCACCTAAATTCACAATTCAAAGTGGAACAAGTGGTAGTACCTTACAAAGAACAGGAATAACAATAAGTTTTCAAGAGTTTCAAAATTATGCTGCTAGTGATAGACCAATTACAACAGGTCTATCATTGCGTTATAAAAAAACAGATGGTGGTACATTTTGGACTGAGAAGACATTGGATTTCAGTGCTAATACTTCAGCTCCTTACAACTATACAAAAACCCTAGTTATATCTGATTTAGCAAGTCCTGCTAGCACACCGAGCTATTCTGGAACATATGATATACGACTTGCTATTAACACTATAGGAGGAAGAGGTGAATGGTTAAAAATCACTGGTGGTACAGGTAATCCACTTCTTGTGGTACATGATCCTTGACCTTCATAAGAACATTCCTTAGAAGGTATGAGTCAAACGTAGAGACTGCATACAGAAGCTGTGCTACTACCTATGCAGTTATACGAAGAGAGGGCTCCAGAATGGTAGACAATGCAGAGATAACCATTTCAGGAAAAAATGACATTAGAATAAAAGACTACCTAGGATACATGCAAGATGATATTGATCTTACTAGCCTAATGGGTTTGTGGAACTTTGCAGGTTCTGTAAGAGATGAGTCAGGAAACCAACTAAACGAAGAGAACGCATACAACAACTTTGCAATAAAAGATGGTCTTACATACCCTGCACAAACATCTTCAAGTATGGTATTAGGCAAACGTTCAATGAGTTATGATTCCAGAGTAGCAGGAAGATTTTTAAAAATACCAGATAAGAAAATAAAAAACGCAAACGGCACTGACAGTACATACTCTATAGTTGATTGGTCAAATGATTTTACTTTGGCATTTTATGTGAAACTTGCTGCACTTTCAGGTACAAGTACAAATGATCCTGTTAACGGTGTGTTGCTTGACAAGTATGATGATTCTACAAACAAAGGAATAATGATATACACGCAAACTCCTCAAGGATCTGCAAGTACTGTAAGGAATCTAAAAATAAGAATAGGCAATGGTTCTACTAACACTGTTTATACACACACAATGAGTAGCAGTGACTGGACTAATTTAGATAAACATATCTGTGTTACAAGAACAAACAACGTACTAAAGGTATATGTTGAAAATATAGAGGTCATATCACAAACATTCACAGGTGATGTTACTTCAACAGCAGATATTTACATTGGTAAAGAATACAGTGAATCTGCAAGTGCATTAGTTCAACCTTCATCTACAAACCAACATGGAGGCATGAGTACTACTTATCATCAGATGAGAATATATAGTAGAGCATGGTCTACAGCAGAAATAACCAAATGGGTAAGTCTAAATGCACCTAGTATAACATTAAAATTCTACGGAAGAA